AAGGTAGGCGTCTTTAGTTACACGAGACCAGACGGCTCAACGTGTAAAGAGTTGAGACCAGAATCAGAAGTGTTTTTTGAGCAATCAATGGAAACACTCAAAAGCAAACCCGTCACTGATGACCATCCTCAAGAGCTAGTTACCGCGTCAAATGCTCAAACTCTGCAGCGTGGCTGGACTTTGGAAGATGTCAGACGAGAGGGAGATATCCTTGCAGTGTCTGCATTAATCACAGACGCAGGTCTGATTGCTAAGATCGAATCTGGAAAGCAAGAGTTGTCGTGTGGGTATCAGTGCGACACGGATGATAGTCCTGGACGCTATCAAGGCGTTGACTATCAAGCCATTCAAAAAAACATCAGGTACAATCATCTAGCGGTGGTTGCACGTGGACGTGCAGGTCCAGAGGTCAGGCTCAGGCTTGATGCAAGTGAAGAAATAATTGAACAGGAGATACCGTTGATGGCAAAGATCAAGTTAGATAGTTTAGAGGTCGAGATTCCAAACGACGTTGCGGCAATCGTTGCTGCAAAAATCCGCAAGGATGAAATGTCCATGGAAGAAATGGAAACACGAATCAACGATTTGACCGCAAAGGTTGAAGGTTTGATGGGCGAAAAAGCAGCATTAGATTCAGAACTCGAAACTGAAAAAGAAAAATCAAAAGACGCAATGAGCGAAGAAAAAATGGATTCACTCGTTAAAGAGAGAATCGAACTTTTGAACGTTGCTCAAAAGATTCTTGTTGCGGGAACAGTAAAACTTGATTCGATGTCTGCACAAGAGATTAAAGTAGCATGCGTCAAGGCTAAGTACCCTGCGCTCGACTGCTCTAAAGCTTCGGCTGATTATGTAAACGGCATGTTCAACGTCGTTGCTCAAAATGCAAATGTTGTTGAAGTGAAAAAAGATTCGGCTGAAAATGTTTCCGTAACAACTCTCGAATCAGCTCGCGCAAAATCTCGTGCTGATTCGCTCAACGCTTGGAAGGTGAAATAACTATGTCGCAAACTACCTATAATTTAGATCAACGAATTGCTGTTGCTGGTCTCTTAGGCGATCTTGGTGAAAACTACGTACGTACCTACGCAGTAAAAGCTCCCGTTATGAATATCGGTGTTGCCGTTACTGTTGCAGCTAATGGAAAGACCTGCAGCGCGCTTGCTGCAATCACTGAAAAAGTTGCGGGCGTAACTGTATTCTCGCATCACTTAGTAAACACCTCTGTCCCTGCGCTGAATGTCGGAGACCAGATCAACGTGATTAGCTCGGGCCAGATCTGGGTTAAGGTTGAAGAATCAGTCAATGCACAAGATCCTGTCTTCGTCCGCGCCGTTGCAACAGGCTTGCAAGTTGCTGGTGCATTTAGGAAATCAGCCGACGGTGTAACAACTATCGATCTGACTGGCAAAGCTAAATTTTTGACGAAAGCGGCTGCAAACGGCTTTGCTCTCGTTGACTTGTACGTATAAAAAAGGAGTAACAAATAAATGACTTTAGTTAACAGACTTGACGCAGACGAAACACTGTTTTTCCAACGTGAGCTTGAGCACGTTCAAGTAAAATCCTACGATGTAAAATATCCTGAATTAAAATCTAGACAATTGTTTCCGGTAAACATGAGTGTTTCTCCTCATGCGCAGACGTATGTTTACAAGCAATATGACCAAGTAGGTATCGCGCGATTTATTCAGTCATACGCTGATGATCTCCCACGCGCTGATGTAACAGGGAAAGAATTTGTGTCTCGCATTAAGGCTCTCGGCGCATCATACGGATACAGCACAGAAGAAATTCGGATTGCAAAAGCGACCGGCATGCCTCTTGAGCAACGCAAGGCGAATGCCTCACGTCGCGCAACAATGACACTTGAAGATCAGACTGCATTTTTTGGTGATGCTGAAAACAATCTTGTTGGTGTTTTGAATAACCCGAACATTTTGCAGTACGTCGTTCCCAACGGTGTTTCCGCATCTCCTTTGTGGTCAAGCAAAACAGCAGATGAGATTTTAAAAGACTTGAACGGGATCGTATCTCAGATTAGAGAATTGACCCGCGAAGTCGAGAATCCTGACACGTTGTTGTTACCTACCGCTAAGTACAACTTCATCGCTCAGACTGCGCGTTCGGGCGTTTCTGACACTACGATTTTGGAATTCTTTTTGAAGAATAACTCTGTCGGAATCACGTCAGTGATTAGCGTCCCACGCTTGACTGGAGCTGGCACAGCCGGAGCTGATGTTATGCTTGCATACCGCCGTGACCCTGACGCTCTCGAAATGATTGTGCCTATGGACTATACTGCATATGCACCTGAACAGCGCGGCCTTGAATTTATCGTAGCTTGCGAGCAGAAGTTTGGTGGCGTAGTTGTTTACTACCCATTCTCTATTTCAAAAGCTGAAGGAATCTAAATCGCATGGCTTCAATCAAATACAACAAACCAAATGTTCTCTTGTTTAGTTCTTTTAAATTATTGCCTGGTATCAACGATATCTCTGCTGATAATTTGAAGACTTTAAAACTGAGTGATGTTTGTTTGAGAATGATTGAAGCCGGCACGATTGAAATTCTCGACGAAGAAAAATCTGCCGCAAGTGCAATCGAAGGCATGTCAGAAAAAAAGGCAATTGAGGCAATCTACGAGACGATTGACATCCTGCTTTTGAAAGAGTGGGCCTCTCTTGAGGCTCGCAAGAATGTGCAGCGTGCAATTGAAAAACAGATTGAACAGATCACTGCAAGCGTGCGTGAAGGATGACACTGAGCGTTGCTCAATTCATAATCGATTATCCTGAATTCCAGGCGATACCAGTGCCCTCGTTGCAGTCAAAACTTGACTATGCGAGCGAGGAGCTTGGGGACGTATGGACTGCGTACCCGTTGCGAAGGGATCGCGCTCAAGGTCTCCTTGCTGCTCACGGTTTGAAGCTTGCATCTCTCTCGGCATCAAACGTTTCTGGTCCGACAACCTCTGAAAAAGTGGGCGACCTCCAGAGGTCTTATGCTCAATCAGCCTTTGCTGATCCAGCTCTCTCGTCGTTTGGCCTCACGGTTTACGGCCAAGAGTTTGTGCGCTTAAGGCGCATGACCGTTGTTGCAATGGACGTGATATCCTGCCCATGAGGTGACGGATGAAAATCACAATTAGAGATTTGGATAAAGGCTTAAAAAAGTTTTTATCTTCAATTCCAAAAAATAATAAGTCATACGTTGTTGTTGGTATCACTGGTAAAGATGCTAATAAACAAAAAGAATTTAGAACAAAAGACGGAATTAAATTAGGCCCAATGAATTTAGTTTCCGTTGCAACTGTTCACGAGTTTGGTTCCGGGAATATTCCAGAGCGGTCTTTTTTGCGTGCGACCGTTGATCTAAACAAAAAGCGTTACTTTGAAATTCAGTTTCGAGCATTGAAAGATTTTGTTGATGGGAGGCTCTCAATTGTCGATGGTCTGTCTGTGCTGGGATTTTCTGCAGTGCGCGATTGTCAAAACAGAATTGTAAGCGGAATCAAACCAAGATTGAAGCCTGCGACTATTGAATCAAGAATCAAAAAATCTAGTACACCTTTGTTAGATACAGGTCAGTTACGACAAGGCATTACTTTTGAGGTCAGACACAAATGACAATTTCACTTTTACAGTCAATGTCATCTGTCGTCAGGCCAATTTCTAGGTACTCTGTGGGGAATTATTCGAGCGGAATTTATACTAATGGCACAACAACAACTCTGTTTGTTGACTGCTGTGTGCAGCCAACAAGTGGAGAAGATAAAGTGAGCTTGCCTGAGGGTGTGCGCGAGCGTGAAAGTTACAAGATTTATTCTGCTGTTGAGCTCAAAACAAACGATGAAATTGCGGGGACGAAAGCAGACAGAATAAATTTAGAGGGAAAGATTTTTGAAGTGCAGACTGCTCAAAATCATTTCGGACTTGGGATCTCCCATTGGAAGTCAATCGTCGTTAGGGTGAACCCATGATCAATTGGGCGACACTCAGAACACTGACTTATGATTGGCTCACTAGCACAGGTCTTCAAGCCGTGTGGAGCGATCAAGTCAACCCGAAGCCTCCTCGTCCATACGTGAGCATGAAAATCACTCCGATCTCACGCCCTGATTTTTCTGAGACACGATTAGGTTCTGTCTCTGGCTCGTTGGTTTCCGTGGTCCAAAAAGAGATTGCGATCAACGTGCAGATAATTGGCGATGTGTCGGCTGCAGGGCAGTCACGCCACTTGGAAGAGGCTGACAAGTTGATTGACAAACTGTATTCGAATTCTATCGGACAGCTGTTTCAGGTTGCAAATTTTAGTCTAATTGATACGTCTCCTGTCATTGATACCACTGAATATCTAGATACTAATTATGAACCTAAAGCGGTTTTTGATGCGCGTCTGTATGCAATGTCAGAAACCACAGAGCTAGTTCTGCCAACAAATTTAGGGAACGGTGCTACGATTCAGTCCGCGGAGATTGAATCTAATTTGATCGAAACATTTATTGTGCAAGGAAATTAAAATATGGCTCTATCGATTGATAACGTTGTCCAGGTTGACATCACGAGACAGACTGCAAGCGTTTCTCAGCAAGGTTTTGGGACGCCTTTAGTCCTATCGCTCCACACTCGTTTCCCTGAGCGCATCAAATTTGTTGCCTCACTCACAGAGATGACCGACCTTGGTTTTACGACAAGTGATATTGGTTTCAAAATGGCATCTGCTATTTTTGCTCAACAGCCAAAGGTAACTCAGATCGCTTTAGGTAGACGTGAAGCTAATGTTGCAGGAGTAACAAAAGTATCATTCTCAGTGAACTTAATCACTGGCAATAAAGTTGATTTAAAAGTCAACGGCACTGCAATTCCCTCCGTTGTTTATGCAACATCCCATGCTGCAACAATGACCGCTCTCGCTGCAGCGATTGCGCTTATTCCT